ATCGATAGATAACTTTGCAGATTGGTAAATAAACGGCTTGGCGGATTTCAAAAGCTTTTCCTGCCACTCTTTACTGTTAAAGAGAATTTCTTGCAGCTCTTCACTGGTCGGCATTGCCTTGACTGTTTTTGTAGCTTCGTTCCACTTGGCTATTTGATGATTTCTGAGCTCGTTCCAGTAGCTTCTAATTTTTCTCTGGAAACCAGCTTCGATCGGTCGAAATACTCGATCAATCCATCGCTTTGAGAGTTTTGCTTTTGTGATAGCCTTGGAATCCGCATTACGATAAAGAGTTTTTCCGGAATCTTTAGAATCAGATTCTTTGTAGTCGCTCTCATCAGTAGCAGAGCCGTCAACTTGATTAAAATCATCAACTGAAAAACTATTATCAATCGGAGTCATTCCCAAGCTTACCCAGCCCACATTACCCCAGGGGATTTCCTCGAAGCCCAATTCCAACTTTTCATTGATCCGATTAAATGGTATTGCCATATCGAAAAGAGTTTTAGCAACTTTCGTCTTTTGATCCATGTCAGGTCGCAAAGCTTCTACTCCTGATAGATCAAACATACAGTATAACCCTTGAGCTTCTTTTATGTTGCCCTTGAATAATCTGGAATTGATTACATCTTCGAAGTAGTGCAGATTGGGAATAACAGTATCGAGCCAGAAAGCCTTGTCAGCAGCAAGAGCTGTCGCCAATTGCAGATCTTCGTATATAGCAGCTTTCATTTTGGGAACACCGAAGCCAGCGAATGACTCGTCGCGGTTCCACTTGCGGCCGTCTAAAAACTGCATATCTTTGTGAGTCTGAGGGTTCCATTCGATCGAAGCGTCACCTTGAAGCAAACCCATTTTATGAGCGTTTTTGTATCCCTGATGTTTGTCTCTGAAAGCTTTGTAAACGCTTTGCTGTTCGTCCTGAGTAAGAAAATCTTTGACCTTTAAAAACCCTGATGGAGTTGCACCATTATCAAAGAAGTTTTCATTGAAAATTTGGGCTTTGAAGTCCTGAGAGGCTGAACGGCTTACGACTTCGTAAGGTGCCAGGCCATTATAAAAATTATACGGATTGTATTTGTAAAACCTGATTATCTGATGCGGTTCAAAGGATACTTCGGGCATGTCGCCACGCCTGATCCGCTTCCAGCGCTTAAGCAATCCCGTTTCTTTGTTGACTTCAGGATCAAACCAGTCTTGACCAAATGGCCATATCTCTTTAGGCAATTCATTCGTATCAACAGCACCGTTTCCGCTGCTACCCGCATCCAGAACCCAGAATGTCGCGCCAGTTAGATAGAGGAGGATAACTAACGACTCGACAAGCTGGGACCGGCACATTAGCGGGTTGGGAGTATCAAAAAGCTCATAGACTGGACCGGATTCGACCGGTTCAAATCCAAGTTTGTAAATTTTATCTGGTGTCCATTTGTAGTGATGCTCAGGTCTAACACTCCGCACTTCTCTGAGTAGCGCCTTTACAGGTCTATTGCCCTTCACTTCTTTTTCACGAATAAGAATAAACGGAACTCTCTGAGCTGCCAATGAGATTGCACTTACACAGGCATAAGTCCAGACATGCTGACGATAGGGCTCTTTTATCTCATCCTGGTTTAGCAATTTATAGATAGGCTGCATAAAAGTATGGCCAGGGAGTTGAGTCATGCCACGCAAAACAGTATCAACAATTTGCCCGTACTTGTTTGCAATAAAAAGAGGGGTGCTTATCCCTTTATCCATGATACATAATTCCCACTTACTCTATCCCGTGAATATGCATAGCGAAGAGCCGCCATTAAATGGTCATTAACTCCAATGGGCTGATTGATGGAATTCCCATCTTTATCTTTCTGCCACTGGTATGTTGATACTTCATTAATAAAATTCTGGCAATTTTTATCAACTACAAATGAAAACCCCTGTAAATACTGGATACCATATAAAAGCGAATCTTTGCCCTTGTCAGCTCCGCGGGCATTGAGTCCACCTTGACGCAATTCAGCAATAGATTTCGGTTCGGCAGAATCACACCAGACTGTTTCATTTCCCAAAATTGGCCTCCCAAGTCTGGCTATGTCAGGGTTTGTCAAACCACGCTCATAAAGCTCATCAAAAACGTAGATCTCTTTCTTTGGTCTGTATAGTCGAGTTTTGACAATTGCAGTAGGATCATTTGTGAAACCAAAGTCAAGTCCATTTCTGACTTCTTCGTACTGGTTAAGCTTTCCGGCAAGATCTTCAACTCTCCAGTCGCTGAATATCAGATCTCCCAGAACTCCCCATTCTCCCAGAGCGTACACCATATAATGATAGGGAGAGATTTGCTTCATTCCCTCGATGACATCAACGTCTTCAGGGGATAGAAAATTGTTGTCCTTATATGTACTGTGAAGGATCAGGAGTTTCTCATCTCTAAAGGATTTTGTGTTTTGTCCATTGAAGAACCGCTTACAGATCCAATGTGTACGATAGATGGGGTTAAAGAGCATCACTTTTCTTTTTGTATACTGAGATAATCCACGAAGTCTGAGAGTAAGCTGGTTGTAATCATTCTCTGAAATCTCAGTTGCTTCTTCAACAATCAGGTCGGTAAAAATTCCCCTGGGAGGTGTGATTGACTTTACTTTTTCAACGTCATCCAGCCCGACAAAAGCGATCATGCTTCCATTCGGACCAGTGATTGTCATGTTAGATCGATTGATATCAAAATACTGAGAGAGCTGAAATCTGTTTATCCCTTTTTCAACCTCATTAAAAACAGAGCCGCGAATTGTCTTGGCCACTTTTCTAGCAATCAGAAAGTTTCTTTCAGTCTGGCACATGTCCAGAACTGTGCGCTGCCCGAATATAAAAGAGGATTTTCCGGAAGATGCACCACCGTACACAATTTGAGTAGGGATGTCGCAATTAACTAGTTGATGATACTTGCGATTGATCACCCTGGCATCTATATGTAGATATAGATCAGCCATCGCTACCAGGACCAGCAGTAGGATCAGGATCGGTTTCAATTTGATTTGCTTCAGATAGACCATTCTCTTCTAATCCTTCTATACCGACAAAGATTCTGTTGCTTTGTAAAACGACAGTTTTAGGAGCCGTCCCCTCTGTGCGCTCAGCAATAAACTGTACTGCCCATGCTTGACCCTGCAGAGCATAGATGTAGACCATATTGAGTACAGCGTCAAGCATGGTAGTTTTGTCATCAAATTTTTCCCGGATCTTATCAGGGAGGAGATCGTTGTCTTTGACTTTGAGCTTACCGATTTTGGCCAGAATGTCGGGGATGCACTTAACTTTTTTAGGTCTACCAGCAGGATTGCCAGACATACCAGGCTTGAACCCATAGCGTCTTTTGTTCTCCGGTAGCTTTTCAATACTTGGCACACAATCGCCCCTCTCAGTTGTGTTCTCTACCGAAGATACCGCAAATTATTGTATATAGGCATCTCTTGTATACCGTATTTGTATAAGTTTTTCTACGTGTAAATTTACATTGAATAAGCGTTATTTTTTTGGAAAGTTTTAAGAGGATTTAATCTGATTTATGAGGCTTTGGGTATAATTTATAAGTTATTGATTTTATGAATGTTATAAATATTAGGACTACACAGGACTATATTTTTTAGCTTGTATATACGTTTTGTATTGACACTGCTTTGAAATAGTGTTATATTACTACTGTGAGCATGAGACAAACCTAAACAATCAACGAGGAGTTAGAGATGAAATACACAATCAGACTCAGTGACAACACAGTCGGAACAATTAGTAGTGAAACTCCCATGGAGGACCATATCGGAACACCGATCAATGTAGAACTGTCGGACGAAAACGGAAACCCAATCAGAAAAACCGGGACACTTGAAGAGGTCCTAGAGGCAAAAGAAGACTGGGAATAAGCCCAGTCACCCGTCCCGGCGGTCAGGCCTTAGGCCGGGAGCGGCTCCCTTCGGGGAGCGTGGCAAACCCCAATCCCGACAATATTCCGACAAGCACAAGTCAATCATGCTAAAACCATTGATTTTGTTATACCATTTTTATGTAGCGCACTTGAATGGGGTTCAAGTGGTCGCTGGTTCAAATCCAGTCACTCCGACCAAAATTAAGCCTTGCAAGTCATTATTATTTAATGGTTTGCAGGGCTTTTTTGTTTTGTGCTCTAAATTAAAGCCATCCCTCTTAATGCCGCCATAAACTATAATTTGCTATCAGTTATCCCGACAATATCCCGACAACTAAAAAAACAACTAACAGGACAATTAAAAATGTCAGAAAAAATAATTTCTGGATCAAGAAATTTGGAATACTGGATTTAAACCGGAACTTTAACAATCAAGGGTGTATGCAAAACCGAGAAAACTGAACAAGGAGGAGAGTGTGAGTAAAAGAATCTTAACCGAAGGATCAACCCGAAACAAAGTTTACAGAAACAAAGGAAAAGTGCCTAACATCCCATATCCACCGCCACCACCCCGCTCTTACTCCGGCGAGTCTGGACGGGGCTCTAACATCCCATATCCACCGCCGCCACCTGCACCCCAACCCAAATCCCTCTGGATTCCAGTGTCGGAGCGGTTGCCGGAGCACGAATCTGATTGCGACATTTTTACTAAAAATCGCATCAGGCTGACCGATTGCTTATTTACCAGATATGCAGATGTAGCTATTTTTTACCA